CATCTATTGCTCTATCAAGATTGTATAACCTTTTACTAAACATTTCAACATCTAGCATTGAATTTGTGTGAAGATAGTTATTAAAAATAATTACACTATTTGTACCATTCAATTCTTTTTGATAACCATTAGTTGCATATGCTCTTCTGTCTGTTGGAATTTGATAGACATTTAATCTACCGCCTATCATACATCTAAGACCTAAATATCCAAGAACATCATCTTCAAAGAATACACACATTCCATCAGAAAATAAGCACATTTCTAAAAATCTTTGGTCAACAGTTTTAGGTAAATTCTTCCACTCAAACATACTAAGAGCTAATTCTGTTAATCGGTTATAGTATTGCATATATGTTCTATTATTCATATAAGCACTTTCACCAAATTGAGTATCTCTTTTTCTTCCCATCTTATCACCCCTTTCTTACATCAATGAATTATCAAGAGAATAGTTGCCGACTTCGCTTGGTTCATTCCAAAATGTAATACCATTATCATAAATAGAGCATATTTTTCTTACATCATCAGCAGGGGCATTACCTCTCAATACACATCCATTAGTTTTAACATAATTCCAATGTGGTCTTATACTTCTATTAGGTATTTTTACTCGGTGAGTAGCATATCCAAACATATCAAAATAATCGTCAATTATTTTTGCATATTCAGAACTAATTTGCATTTGTCTAAAGTAAAAATCTTTAGTTCTTGTAGCTACATCTATTGTACCGCTATTAGTACCTCTAGCTTGGTTAGGTCTGTTAGTTGCTAAAACAATGTTATTTGCTGTGTTTGCTAAACCCATTATTCCACCAACCATTGCCATAGGGTTGCCAGTCATTGCCCCACCTGCAACACTAGCTACACTTCCAATACCTTGTATAGCTGTTGAGCTTGCTTCTTGTGCTAACCATGCTCTAAAAGAGTCAATACTCCACGCTACTTGTGGAAAACCTTGCATGACCAATTTCTCAACATAATTAAAGCTATCTCCGTCAGTACCATTATAATTTTGTGGAACTAGCATAATTTGTGGGTTACAACTCATACACCCATACATAGCAAAATCACAATATTCATCCTTAAACCATTCATAACGATAAATTGCATCATTGTTTCCACAATCAACTGATAAATAGTTGTAAGGATATGTTAATAATTTTTTGTTTCTAGGTGTATAGCCATGTATTTTAGTGTTCTTATTTACCCTTGTCACTTGAACACTTGGCATATCTCCAGTTGTGTAAAATTCATAAGGCATTATAAATATTGAAACAACGCTATCTTGGTCATTTGCATCAACAAGTGCCTTTAAGTAATTAATAAGCATTTTAACTTGTTCTTCATTATTTATTAACCCTGCTACATATTTACACCCAGTAAATAAACCACCAATATAACCACCAGTTGCACTTCCATCAGCTTCGCTTGCTTGACAAATAACAGCAACATAAGAGTTAAAATGACCGCTACCATTAACAGCATTACACGTTATATCACCAATATCAATGTTTTCTGCTACAATGTTATCTCCTGCAATATCTGTACTCGAATGTTCTCTTTCTACATAACATTCTTTTAATTGCACATCAAAGAAATATGTTTGTACTGGGTCTATTTCAAATGTTATTTCACTTGTTTCATTATTTATATATTCAACACCAGTAATAAAAGCATAAAACCATTTTGTACCAAATGAAGCATTTTGAAAGGCTAAATAATTGCAATCATATAAGTTATCAGCTTTCAATGCTACTCTCATACTTCCTTTTACCACACGTTGATAACTTTGTGCTGTTAAATTATATTTTAAAATATTGGAATTACCGTGAAAATAAGCGTTTTGGTTAGTCAAACTAGAAAAATACAATGTGTGATTATAAGTGTTATCTAATGGTACATTTTTATATATTTTTATATTACTATTAGGTTCAATAAACATTTAATAACTCCTTTAAAATTAGGGGGTACATTTCTGTACCCCATTATTTTACGACACTGTAATAGTACAAGTTCCAACCTTTTCATTATCATAAACAGAAGTAGCTGTAATAGTAACAGATGTTTTTGGTGAAACACCCGCTCCAACAGTAACTAAACCACCTTTACTTACAATTACACCCTCTGTATCAGAACTCCAATTTACACTCTGCGGTGCAAAATATTCTGTCTGAACAACAGCACTTAATGAGATAGTCTGTCCTGCTTTTACTGTTGCATTAGCAGGTGAAACTGTAACGCTTGTAACTGTTGGAACACCTGGAATAAAAAGTGCATTGTTTGCAAAAGGTGAAACACTAAATGTTTTCCATACGTGATACCAATAATTCCAATATAACCCCTCACCATTATACTGTTCAGTAAAGTTATAAAAGTTGTCAAAAATAATAAACCATTCTTTGTCAACTAAAACACAAGGAATTGCATCAAGTGCCTGCAAATCACTTTCACTAATTTCAGTGTAAGTAGGGTCATCAGCAAATAAGATACCTAATCTTTCAATATCAAGTGAACCAAAACTATCTACTAATACTCTCTTACCAGTAAACTGTGCTTTATCCATGTTAAAAGCAGAAGCCAAAACTTCAACATCCATAGTTGCATCAAAATTTGAATTAATAAGTAAATACTGGTCTTTCTTTTTACTAAAATTCTGAACACCTGCTACGTTGTATTTGTTTGACATAAATTCATAGTTGTTAGAAACACCTTTGATAGTGCTAACAATAGACTTCATGTTCGCTTCTGTAACAGTAGGAATTGTTACTGGGTACATATGTCCATTTAAAATATGTTTTGCTAACATATACTTCATAGTTTGGAACTCGTCATAGTTAGCACCGGTGTACATACTATCTACAATCTTGGCAATAAGGTCTGTAATACCCTGCCATGAAAGAAAAGCCTGTCTTAACTGGTCATTCTGAATGGTAGTTTTGTAATACTTCTGATAGTTCATAATATGAAATGCTGAACGCACGTCAGGAATTTCTCTTTTGAACAAATTGGTTTCAGCTACATTAGGGTCAAACTGAAAAGGTTTTGCAATATTAACAAAAATCTCTTCAATAGTTTCACCAAATTCAAGAGTACCCTTTTTAAACATTGACCATGGGTTGTCATACATTTTGGAAGTAACAAGTACTCTTCCAATACGATTTACTAGTGCAGATAAAAATTCATTCTGCAATTGTGGACTATCCATAATGATAGCACCGATTTCTCTAATACTTTCTGCATCTGCTGTTGCAACTGGTACATAATTTTTATAATTGATAGTTGCGTTGTTTCTGATAACATTAAGAATGTCAACAGATGAATTAGTTAATGTTACAATCTTAGGTTTTGTTGCCATATTTTATTAGCCCCTCTCTTTCTTCAAATAAATCTGCATAGGTTTTTTCCTCTACATCTTACAAGTGCAGAGTAAAATTCATTCTGCAACTGTGAACTATCCATAATGATAGCGTTGATATCTCTAATGTTTTCTTCTGTTGCAACTGGTACATAATTTTTATAATTGATAGTTGCATTGTTTCTGATAACATTAAGAATGTCAACAGATAAATTAGTTAATGTTACAATATTAGGTTTTGTTATCACATTTATTAACCCTCTCTTTCTTCAAATAAATCTGCATAGGTTTTTTCCTCTGCATCATCTTTTACATCATCTTCCTGCGTGTCTTTTACATCAGCAGGAGTTGTTTCAGAATTGAAAAATCTTGCCTTGTATTTTTCTCTCCATGATTTGTCAAGTTCTGTATACTTCTGTTTCCACTGTTCATCACTTTGACCATTGGAACGTGTTTCCATATCATTGAAAGTATCTGTCATATCTTCAATGAATGTCATTGCTTCGTCGGAAGTATCTTCACCAATACGTTCCTGCAATCTTGCTAAAAACTGTTCTTTGTTAAGTACCGCCATTTAATAACCCTTTCCTTATTAATAATTTTTCTTTAACATCATATAGATAGGCATTTTTCTTCTTTTAAGTTTTAATGGTGGGGTAGGGGGTGTCGGTGGAACTGGTGAGCCAGTAAAATAACTATACCATTCGTTAGCGTATTGTAATCTTAAATCTAATGCTTCTATTCCTGCTCTTTCTCTTTCATATAAATAGGCTTTTGTAGCTTCTGCAACATCAGTTAGAGTAATAAATTCAGACCAACTATAAGAATAATCGGATGTAGGTAACCAATAACCATTAGCGTTCTTAGTACCCTCACCCTCACATTTTATTCTTTCGCATTGTGCTGTTCCATCATACCAATTATAACCATACCTTTTACACCAATTTGTTAAAACTGTTGCAGGTGTCCACTGTATTAACCCCCACCCTAATTTTGTTGAATTACCTTGTTTATTTGCAGGGTTCAATGTGCTTTCTCTTGTAATATTGCCAAGCATACCGCATATAACTTCAATAGTTGCCCCATAATTAATAAAGTAATTGTAAAATTCGGTTGCATTATTTTCCTGCTGTGATTGGTTAAAATATTTTTGAACACCTATCTCATATATCCATGCCATAACTATCCTTTTAGTAGCTTATTTACTAATGATTGAATGGTTTTGTAGTCATAACCTGCTTTTGTTAAAGCTGTTTTTCTTGCATTACCATTTCCCCATTTTCCTGCTACAACTTCTTTTGCTATTTCTTCATTACTTTTCTTTACTGTTGTACTTGTTGAAGTATCAAATAATTCTTTTTCTTTTGCTCTCCTTTTTACAAGTCCTGCAATAACTCTTCCACCGCTTTTGTTATAAGCTGTTATTTTTGAACTAATCTGTTCTAATGTTCTAGTTCCACTAGCTGTTAATTGATTAATACTGCCAACATTAAAAGCAAATGAAACTAACGCATCAAATTGATTTTGATTGAAGTTGTATTTACTCATAAAAGAATTAACATTTTTAATTGCTTTTTTACAATCTTGTAAAAGCAATTCTTCTGCTTGCTCTTTTGTGATTTTCATTCCTGCTGTTACATCTGAACCATAATGCCCATACCCTATTGTATAGTACTTCTCTGTTGATAAACATTTGTAAGCTGTT